CCACCAAAACAGACAGACGACGTAACCACAGTAAAAAGCCACCTTTATGCGCCGACCTAGCCGACGCGTACGCCGAATCGATCGCCAGCGGGAGCGCCGTCGCCAATCTGCGAATCCTCGACTCGTGCAAGCGCTATCTAGCCGAGCGGAAGTCGCCCGCTGCGCACCAGGTGTGGTGGGATGAAACCCGCGCCGAGGACGCGAGGTCGTTCGCCCGCAAGTGTGGGCAGGGCGTCGAAGAGGGCGCTGGTCAACCACTGGAATGGATGCCGTGGCAGTGCATGGTGGCGATGATCCTGCTAGCCCGGCGTCGAGTGGTGTCGAAGGTGAAGACCGACACGCCCGCCACCAAGGCGCTGCTGTTGGTGGTGGCCCGCGGAAATGGGAAGACCGAGTTCGCGGCGTCGATGATTATGGCGGCAATGCGCGATGGATCGCAGGCGCTTGAGTTCTCGTCCGTCGCGCCGGATGGGCGCTTGGCGCAGAAGACCTTTGAGCGAATGCAGACCATGTGCCGGACGTTGGCGCTCGATGACACGGACAAAGACGAGCAGGGATGGAAAGTATCGGGCGGCTCAACGCCAGCGCACCCTGGCAAAGTCAGACACGGCGGGAACCGTTACGTATCGCTGCCATGTACTGATGCCGCCCTCGACGGTTTAACGAGTCGGCTTACGGTGAGCGATGAGACAAGTCGCATGAATAAGGCGTTCGGGCGCTTGCTCACTGGTCTTGCAAAGTTCGCCACGTCGCAACTGTTGGCGATCACCACGCCTGATCCGGAGCAGAAGACGCGCCCGATTTGGGGCTATTGGCAAGCGTGCGAGGCTGCAATCGCTGACGGAACGCCCTATCCGGCGGGCTGGTGGCCCATGATTTACGGGCTAGATGCCGACGATTGTGCCTCGGATCCCGCTGTTTGGGCGAAGGCGCACCCAGGTTTAGGCGTCATTGTCGACCCGACGCAGTTGCAACTAGCAGCGCAGACGATGCTAAACACGGGCGACCCCGTGCAAATCGCTGAGTTTGAGACGCAGTTAGCGTGCCGTTACCACACGATTGCAACCTCCGATGTCGATACTGCGATCCTTGAGCGACAGTTTGAAGAGGTTGATTGGACGCGGCTGCGCGGTGCGCCCGCAGTCATCGCTGTCGATCTCAGTCGTGGTGGCTACGGGGCCCAACTTGATTTGACAGCGTTGACGATCCTTGTAGTCGACGGGAAAATGATTCGCGGCCGCAACGTGTGTTGGTGGGCGGGCGTTGACATTGCGCTCGACGAGAAGCGATGCCGAAACCCGCTACAGAAGTGGATTGAGGCAGGACATCTGCGCCGAATGCCTGGCGAGTGGCAGGACATGAGCGTCGTCGAAGCGGAGATCGAGAACTTGATGGCCACTTATGACGTCCGCAAGATCGGAGTCGACCCGCATCCAGCGCAAGCGCATGACATCAAGCGATGGATTGATCGCGGATGGCCCATCATTACCGTGGATCAGGGCATCCGAACCATGGCCCCTGCCTGGAAAGTGTGGGCGGATCTCCTCAAAAGTCGCCAGTTGACCTACGCGGCAGACCCAGTTTTGGTGTCCGGACTCGGTCAAATCACCTTGATTTCAGACAATGTTGGCAATATCCGGCCGGTAAAGGGACGCGGCGGCAAAGGCAACATGGACGTCATCGTGTCCGGCAACATGGCCGCGCTGTTGATGGAGCATCACCAGGTGCGCGAGTCAACCGGATTGAGCACCAGCGCTTGCCCGATTGGTTAAGAGTGCAAGTCTGAAATAATCGCTTGACAACGCGGGGCACATTTGTCCCATGCGTTTCAGTGAGCATCTTTGCACGATTCTTCGGATTCAAAAGCGGCGTAGTTGTCTACGCGCGGCCTGAACCACTGGCAACGCCAGCACCACAGCATTTACCCGCTGTCGTTCGTGCCATGAACCTCATCAGCACGGACTTGGCGCGCCTGCCGTTCTCGATCATTGACTCGCAAGGCCAGGTAGTCGACTCGCCAATCACGCAACTGATGACGCGCGAAGCCTCGCGCTGGCAGTCGGGCTTCGAGTTTCGGCGCTACCTCACCACGTGTGCGCTTGATTCGGGCAACGGTTTAGCGCTGATTCGCCGCGATTCATCGGGCACAGTTGCCGAATTGCAGCCACTTCCGAGCGGAACATCGACGGTCGAACTCACCGAAGAGGGCGTTCAGTACCGCCTTGGCGGGAATCTGCTGAAGGCTGACCAGGTATTGCACCTTGGCTGCTATCCGGATCCGCTGTCGCCGAGTTGGTACATGTCGCCAATGGATGCGTGCAAGTTCGCTATGGAACTGGCAGCAGACCAAGACGCGGCCCACAAGTCGCTGATCCGCACCGGCAGCACTGGCAAGGTATCGATCTCTCACCCGGGCGCAATGTCCGATCAAACCGTTCAAGCCATCCGCGACGCCTGGCAGACGATGCACGCAACAGCGGAAGGCGCATCGCGCCCGCTCATCTTGCGCGAAGGCATGAAAGCCGAGCGCATCAGCGCTGAATCGACTACGACCAGTTTGGAGTCGCGCCGATTCTCAATCCAAGAGATCGCCCGCGCATTTGGCGTACCGCCGGAAATGCTTTACCAACAGGGCGGCGGGGCGCTGTCCTCACAATCCGAAACAGCACGCGCCTACGTTGATGGCGCACTCGCCCAATGGGTAACCGCGTGGGAGTCGGAGATCACGCGCAAACTCTGCGGGCCCGGCGAACACGCACGGCTTGATACCGACGTCCTGCTCCGCGGCAATATGCGCGATGCCGGCATGGCGCTGTCGAAACTCGTCCTCGCCGGGATCCTCTCACCGAACGACGGTCGGAAGCGCATGGGCTTGCCTCCGATCGAAGGCGAACAGTTTGACATTCCAAGTGTGTCCATGCCAGGCGGCATGAGCGCCGTCCAGGGCGACAACGCCACCGAGAACATCGATGGAGGTGAAGACATTGCTTGAGATCCGTACCGCCAAGATCAGTATGCAAGGCGACAAGATCGGCGGCTACGCCAGCGTCTATGACGCACCGAGCCACCCGCTCACCGTGCGCGGCATCAACGGTGGCAAGCCATTCACCGAGAAGGTAGCCCGCGGCGCGTTCGACAATTCGCTCCGCTCCAACATCTCGCTGCTTGTCGGTCACGATTCGCGCGACCTCTTGGCAAATACTAAGAGTGGACTTCTGCAACTGAACAGTGACGCGCATGGTTTGGCGTTCGAAGTGTCCTTGCCAGACACCGAACTTGCGCGGTCAACGCGATCCCTTGTGGACGCGGGCGTGTTGTCAGAGATGTCGTTTGGCTTCAACGTGATCTCAGATTCTTGGAGCGGCAACACACGCACGCTCAATCAAGTTCGTTTGATCGAAATTTCCGTAGTGTCCGAAGGCGCTTATCAGCAGACGAGCGTCGAGGCAAGAACCCTTCAGTCGGGCGTTGCCCGGCTCCGTCTGCGATTAAGGATGCCATCATGAAACTGTCCGAACTCTTTGAAAGCCGTAAGGCGCTCACCGCAGAGCGCGATTCCATTCTCGCACAAGATTCCTTGACTGTTGAAGTCGAGGCCCGTGGCCATGAAGTGGCCAACGAACTCGCAACCGTCGAGGCTGAGATTCGTTCCGCGCAAATGCGCGAGCGTTTCGCATCGTCGAGCGCTGTCGAAATCATCGCCAAGCGCGATATGGAACTCGGCCGCGAAGAGCGCGATACCAAGAAGTACCGCGACCAGTTCATCGGTTGGTTGAAGGGTGGACAGGCTCCTGAAGTGCGTGCACTGTCGACCGCAACTACTCCGACAACCGCTGCGGGCACGATCATGGTGCCTGCCGTCTACGAGACAGGTATCCTAAAATACCTGGATTCGCAGGATTTCATGAGGTCACTAGCGGAGTACCGCGGTGGTCAAACTGGCTACCCATCGCTTCGTTACAACACGCAGACCAGCGCAGCCTACGGCGGCGGCACTGGTTCGTGGATCGCTGAAGGTAGCAGCGCGGTCGTAAACGACATGGCACTCGCTGAAGTGCTCTTGCCGCCACGTCTGTGCTCACCAACCACGCAAGTTTCGCAAACACTGTTGCGCCAAGCGAATTTTGACGTCGAAGCCGAAGTGATGATGGATCTCCAAAAGAAGATTTCCAAGAATCAGGCTTTCGGGTTCATCGGAGGCATCGGCGGTACAGCGATGCCAACGGGCATCTTTGATCCTGCAACCACGACCACTGGCGTTCGCACTGGTGCAACAGTTGGAACTGGTAACACGCGAGCACTCAAGGTAACTGCTGCAACTTCAACGTCGGCAGTTACTATCGAAAACCTCACGAAGATGCGCTACGAGACTTTGCCAGCGGCTTACTGGAATAGTCCAACCTGCGCTTGGATCATTCCGCAAGACGTCTACGCAGCGATCGCTGGCATCATCGTGAATAATGTCCCGCTGTTCGTCCCATCAAGTGATGCCGGGATCACCCGTTCAGCACCGGCAACCTTAATGGGCCTCCCGGTGTACGTAACTCCGTTTGTGCCCGCGCTCGTTACGAATTCGGGAGCGAAGACCGTGATGGCAGTAGTCGGAGACATCCGCGAGTCCTACAGCATCCGCGAGTGGGCAGGCATCGGCATGATCCGCGACGACATCACCCTGGCGACCACTGGCCAGGTGAAGTACACCGCGATGTCGTTTGCCAACGCGAACATCACCCGCGGCGATGCGCTCGTGCAGTTGCGCGTTACCAACGTCTGATTCTGATCCTCTCATCCTTCAGGTGGGTGGGGCTTCGGCCCCACCTACCTGCAGCGAGGGCAAAAAGTGGCTCTAGACCTAGCAAAATTTCGCGGTTGGGCCCGGATCCCACACACGGAGGACGATGTAAGCATCGGCATCGCCTGGGCAGCGGCAGTACGGGAACTTGAGGAGCGCACCGGGTGGTGCGTGGAGAGTGTCACCAGGACGCAGTGGGTGCCCGCAGCGCCCGTCACGATCTACGGCGGTCTCTACCTCCGTTTGGAGCGCC